CTCTGGCATTATCAATATCGAATGTGAAATCTAGTTGTCCTACGACCGCGCATGGTGGCGTCGGTGTTTCTGGTATCAGGTCATATACGCGTAGCCCTGTGATCGTCTGCAAGCGTGTTTTGAGACCGTCTCGGACTTGGCTTGGGTTCATCTACTTGGCCAGTCCGTTATTCTTCTTAAATGGGCGCAGGAGGGTTTCTACGTCTGCGTCTAGTTTGGCGCTGAGTCGTACTGTGCCTAAGTCCGGGCTTCCTGCTATTCCAAATGGCGACTGGCGTCTGGTGAATAGCCGAGCTGCCTGGATCAGCGTTGCCATGTTGACTTCGGCTGGTACGGCTGCCCATCCCCAGATTCCGGTGATCTTGCATGCCTGGGGTAAATAATAAGGCCAGACGTATCGGCCGATTGCCAGGATGCGGTTGACTGGCCATCCGCGCTGTGGGTTATTTACTGGCTCTAGCATGTAGTCACTCGTTGCCCAGACGGTATCCCATGTCTGATTGAAGTTGTCATCCGTTGCTACCTGGGTGATCGTGTAGTTATCGTCCATGTTCATCGTCCAGGGATCGAGTGGGGTGTAGTAGCGCGATACTGGTACTTGAGCTGTGCCGTTCTGGTAGAAGAAGCGCCCGGTATAGTCGTCGATCATTCGGCTTGTAGCTGTGATCGCTGCTTCCAGGGGTGTGTCGTCAATACTGTCTGCGATCGCGAGCGATGCCTTTAATTCGGCAAGTGTGCAGTAGCCGTTAGTTATTGCCACGCTTTATCCTTCTTTCCAGTTTTGGCAACATTGCTCGCTCTAGTTCTGGTTGCGCTGTTGCCGTCTCTTTGTCTGGCCTTAGCCAGATTCGTTTAATCTTTCCAAATATCATTATGGATTTCATCCATCCAAAAGGTCTTCTGGTGCGGTAGTACAGCTGCTGTGTTCACGTGGATCTTGAATCCTAGTGCCTTTGCCCTACGGCAGAATAATAGATCTTCTCCGATCCATTCGCCTGCTACTGGCCCATCCCAGAACCAGCACCAGTCTTGGCCTTGATTCGGATCTGCTACTTCGCGCATCTTCTCTAGGACGCTTCTATGTACCATCAGGCATCCTGTTCCTGCTGCGTCTATTTCAAAGACGGAGTTTTTATCGTATTTGTAGAGTGGCAGGAATCCCTTATCAGAATCTTGAAAGATTGCTGGTACTGGTTTTGGGTAAGGTTTTCCTACCACTCCGAATCCTGCGAATACCAATCCGGCGACAATTGGTCTTTCTTTATCGTGCGCTGTTTCTATGAGCGCGTCGAATGCTGGCACTGTCAATTGCTCATCTGAGTCAATCATCAAAAGCCAATCTGAATTTGTGTTATCTAGAAATTGCTTCACTACTCGGTTGCGCTGTTTTGATAGTAGTCCTGATCCTTTGATTCTTACGAATGGGCCAAGTCTGCTACTTCTTGCCTGTGCTAATTGGATCAGTCGATATGCGAAGGATCCATTTACTGATCCTGGATCGCATGATCCGATTGTTACTTTGTGTCCTGATTTCATACTTCCCCCTGTTTAGAAGTGCAGAGCGAGTGAGTCGGGGGGTGGCCCACTCGCTCTGCACAATTTAGTGCTGTGCTTCTTCTAGAAGCTTGGCGCGCTGAGACCAGAACCTGAGATTATCGAGGCTGCTAGTGGGTAGCGCTCTGCTGTATATGCGGCGTAGCCGTATACGACAGACTTGAGTGTTAGGTTTCCAGCGCCTGTCGCATCAAAGCGAAGTGCGAATGGTGATCCTGGTTGCTCCCATAGATGAGATTCGCTTGCTGTTACGCAATAAATTTCATCCTGGTTTGTTGTAGTTCCGTATGTGGTTCCGATGCTTGCATCGGTGATGATTGGAAGTCCAAGCATCTGATAGCCGGAGTTTCCGTAGATAGGTGCTCCGCCAACGCCTACTGCGTTCATCGCACCGTTTGCTGCTGGTACTACTAATGGACGGTTTGTGCTGTCCACAGCTGCAAGCAAAAATGCTAGGCGACGTGGATGAAGTACCCAGTGTGAAGGTGAAACAAATGCGTTTGTTTGAATCTGTTGGATCGCATCTGCGAGCTTTGGATATAGCAGGCCGACTGTTGGCGCTGTTGATGTGAATGTAACTGCATTGCCACCTGAGTTGCGAAGGCCCTTGATTGTGCCGGCTGTTCCTGCACCGTTTAGGATCTGTGAATCAAGTGTTGTATGCCATGACTTGATCAAGTCTGCAACGACGAATGTGTCGATGCCTGTTCCTCTTTCAATCGCCTGGCGTGAAATATCTTGCTGTCCAGCAATTGTACGAACATTAATTGTTAACAATGTATCGTCAACGTCTGTTTCTGATACTGCATCGTTCTGTGTTACCTGTACGGCTGTTGAACTTCCAGTCGTCATGCGAGAAATATTCAGGGTCATTCCACTTGGTGGAAGTGCCATCTTGTTTGTCGCGAAGTCTGCGAATGGGCGTCCTGCGCGTGCGAATGGAGCTGCGAGGTCTACGAGATATTGTGGAATTACAAGACCTTCGAACTGCGCTGTTCCAACATCGCGGCGTTCGATTGCTTCTTCACGCATGTGGCGTGATAGGCGCTCGTTTGCTGCGTAGTCATTTGCGAACTGTGCGTTGAATGCGTCCTTCACGAAAGATGCATCTGATGCTGGTGAGTATGTGCGCTCTTCGCGTGTCACTGTTGCTCCGCCAACCTTTGGCATTGCTACATCGGCTACAGCTGCGCGGATCTCGTTTGTCTTTGCATCTGCATCTGCCTGTGCCTTCATTCTTTCAATCTTTGAATCAAGTGTGCGTGATTCTTCAACAAGGGTATCTACCTTTGCTGTTTCATCTGCTGTTAAGTCGGTGCGATCTTCGGTTGCTACTGCTTCCAAGATTGCGTCCATCTCTGTCTTAACTGCATCACGACGCTCGATCAATTTGTCAAGGAAAGTCTTTGACATTTATTTGATCTCCTTCTGAGTTGGTTTTGTGTCAAGGTGGTGGCGGTGGTATTCGCGGCGCTTTCAGGGTGCGAATGTCGCTCCGACTTTGTCTCTGCTGATTGCAGCAGAATGCTAGTTTGTATTATTAACGATTGCTTTCGCAAGTCGAAGAGAAATCTTGCGCTCTGCTTCTTCTGCACTTGGTTCTGGTAGCGCATCGATCGCTGTGAGTGTGGATGCTTTGTGTCCTACCAATGTATCCGTTGCAACGTATCCATCTCTCAATTCGCGATAGAGGCGAATCAAAACAGCAGGATCGTCTTCTTCTGCGTTGATTGTGAAATCGGTTTCTGGAACATTGAGGGAGCCTTCTCGAACGACTCGTTCAATCTTTCCGCGTGCTGTTCCGCCAGAACTATCCCAGGATACGAAACTGCCGACTGTGTCGACTGCGCGATCTTCTTCTTCATCTTCCATGTATGTGGAGTCTTCCATCGTCATAAATTCGCCCATGATCTGAGCTGCCTTCATGATGTATTCGTGGCCTTCTGAAAGATCGGAGAAAATATTTTCTAGAACCATCATCGTTTCTGGACTGATATCGCGTCCTTCTTTGACTGCCTGCATTGCTGCCTTCAATTGCTCTCTAGCTTCGACTGTGGTCGTTGGATATGCTGGGTAAGTTACGACTGAGACGTCGCCGTCTGCCAGCGATAATTCTGTGAGGGTGCGCTCGGTTCTTCCTTCGTTCCACTTCTGGCGAATCACTCTGAATGCGAAACTCATCTGGTCTACATCTCCGCGTTCTACTAGTGTGTAGAGATCGCGAGCTGCCTGCGTATCTGGAAGATCTGCGTCCATGTAGAGGCCGGTTTCATCTTCTTTAAGTCGAAGTGTTCCGTTCTTCGTTCTGGCCATAGGCAATCCTTCGTGGTTTATTAATAATCTCACGTCTGGTGTTTCTGTCAGGGTCTTTCGAAATGCGCCGGGTGCGATTCTTTCGATGAATGGAAGTGGCACGCTGTCGTCGTTAAATACTGCTGCGTATCCAGAGAGGCGCATCGTTCCGTCGTCTGCCTGGCGTGCTTCTACGTTCTTAATTGTAAAAGTGCGGCGTTCAATTTTCTTTGTCATTTTGCTCCTTGAGTCTTCTTCTGCGTCGAGTGCGTCTATTTTTCTTTGCGCCCAGTCTTGTGCTCGGTCGCTGAAGTTGGAATCTCCGCCCCATAAAAGCCAAGCCACTAATCCTGCGCCTGGATATCCTGGATCGGATTGGTTGCTGTTCTTCGGTGCTTGCCCATCAACTTTGTGCCTGGCAAACCAGGGGGCCATCTTCCTTACTTTGTTTTCAGTTATTCTTCCTGCTGCCATCTCGCGTGCTTCACGCTTTGTTGCATCTGTGAGTCCATCTCCGCCATAGCCTTCTTGCAGATATTTCAATCCGCGTTCTGCGTTTGCTCGGATAAATGCTGGCGCACTCAGATCTACTGCCCTGTTGCTTACTTCTCCGCCTGGTTCCATATCCTCTGAAATTGATATTGCAACCATCTGGTCTATTGCGTCTTGCTTATTTTCGTGGCATCCGATTGTCGTATATGTGCCGTCGGTTTCTTCTTTGACGGTTGCCCATCCTGCGCAGTCGCTCTGGCTATCGCTTATGAAATATGGCATTTATTCCACCTCATAAACCGATGCTGGATCTGCTGGATCGATAGTTGAGACTTGCTGTAGCTGGCTGCTTGGCACGCCTGTGTGTGTCATCGCTGGCAATCCTACGGCTTCTGTTACTGCCTTTGGATCAAAGCCGACCTGGATCAGAGCTGCTGCTATCTCTGCGCGTAGCTTGAGTCCTACGTCGCGTGCGTCTGCTGCGTCGATGTTCTGTAGTGGCACTCGGTACTGATCGCCTGCTTCGCCTAGCGGTGCTAGATCTTCTACGGATCGCACATCGTTTAGGGATAGGAAGCCTTCGCGCAATCCCTTTGTGTACGCATCGAAGCGTTCTAGCGTCGTTCCGCGTAGTAGTGCGTCCAGATTGAATTTAATAAATCCTTCTGGTTCTGGAAGTAATGTTGAAAGTGCTTGTTCCAGTCTTTCCAGTAATGGGCGAAGGCTGTGCTGTACGAATGAAAGGTTCTGCGCTTCTACGCTGGCGAATGACATTGAGCCGGCGACTGGGTGTCCGAGGAGGCTTAGTGGAACGCGGAATAATCTGGCAACGTCTTCGACATTGAACCTTCGGGCTTCTAGCAGCTGTGCGTCTGCTGCGTTGAGTGTCAGCGGACGGAAGGTTGCTCCGCCCGAAAGGATTCCGATCTTGCCTGCTCTGTATGGCCCTGTGTGGGTGATGTTCCAGTCGCGTCCGATATCGCTTGCTTGCTCTTCGGTTAATTCGTTTGGTACTTCGATCACTCCGCCTGGGTTTGCCGCGTTGCCGAAGTAGGCAGCTGCGTAGGTGTCTGCTGCCATTGCTGCGCCGATTGTCAGACGAGCTGCGCCGATTGGCCCTAGACCGTATAACGATCCTGGCAAGCGGAACATCGGAATGTGAAGCATTTCCTTATTTGTCAAGATTCTTGAATATGTTCCAACCGAATCACGCATCTTGTAAATGATTGGTTCGCCTGGCCCTAGTCGCTCAATGCGTACGTCGTCTGGGTGAATGCAATAAAGTTCTATCACTTCGTCCATGTCGTCACGCACTGTCAAAATAAATGCGTTTCCATGAATGTTAAGTGATGAGATTACTTGCTCAAAGAATTCCAGCCTTGTTGCTTCTGGGTTTGGACGGTTTATCCATGCTGGCTGTTCTCCGAATGCTGATATGTAAGAGATTCGGTTTCTTCCTCTTCGCACGTATGCGCCAAGTGGAAGTGATGAAATCGTGTCGCCTAACAATCTTACGCAGGAATATACAGTTGACATTCTGATTGCCGAGTCTGCGTTAACTTCAATTCCCGAAGGAGCCATGTACGCCGGGCGTCCAGGGATCAGTGGCTCAACCCATTGGCTGCTGTTGGTATTGGTTCGCTTCTGATCTGCTGCTTTTATTCTCTTTGATAAACTCATCAGTTAGCCTTTTCCGTAATCCAGATTAAGAAAGATCCTAGCGCAATCATCGCAATTGGAAGTGAGAACATCGCAAGTCCTGCGCTGGCTAATGCTACTCCAGTGATCTCTGCGATCAGTGTAAAGTCTATTTTCTTCATTGCGCTCCTAAAGTTCTAGTGAGAAGAATCTGGCTACTGGTTTCTTTGGTTCTGCTGGTTGCGTTGCTCTGTCGTATCCAAAGATACTGGCAACAGCTGCGTCGACTTTGCGTTTGGAGCTTGCCTTTGCCACCATGACTCCGCGTGAAGATTGCTTTGTGACGCAGTTGGAGATGTGGCGAGCAAGGCGTTCATCGCCGTCATGAGTAAAGGATTCATTAACAACGGCTTCGTAAAACTTCTGAGTGGCTGGAACCATTCTTTCGGCTGAGTTTGGATATTGGACAACGGGTAGTCCTTCCTCATCCAAGATCATGAATGTTCTTTGCCATCTTGCTGGGTCAAATACTATTTCCTTGACTGAGAATCTGCCGTCTCTGGCTGTGTCAATAATTGTTTGCTCGACTTCTGCGACCGGCACGTGCCATCCTTGTTCTGCGTCGTCTGGTCTTTCCCAGAGTCCTACGACCATCAAGTGCGGTTTCTCTCCGCCTAGCAGCCATGCCACCAGTGCTGTGCTGTCGTTCGAGAACGCTCCGTCGAATGCCAGGATCACATCTTCGCCTGGCTCTGGCATGCGTTCTTTATCTATCAGCTGCTCCCATGCCCCTGTTGGTAGCCATGCGGTTGCTGTTGAAACGAATGTGTTGGTTCTCTTCGTTCTGAATTCTGCTTCTGGCGTTCTCAGAACTGCGCTTTCGAAATCCTCTGCATCGACAATGTCTGCGAAGCCGGGGTTGGATTCGATCCAGAGCTGCTTGTTTCGGTGATCTCCTTCTGGGTTCTTCGGTTCCCACCAGGCGAAGAAGAACGATGGATCTACCAGTTCTCCCTTTACCAGCTTCTGTCCGTATTGATAAAGCGAATAGCACAGGCTGTCTTGCCCATTTGATTGCGTCTTTACTCCTGCTGTTGTTATGCCGAGGAGAAGTGAATCGGCGCGTGCTCCGCCGGCGAGCGACATAACATCCCAGAGTTCTCGGTTTGGCTGCGCATGCACTTCGTCGAAGATAACGATTGGAGAAGGGTTGAGTCCTTCTTTCGTATATGCCTCTGCTGATAGCACTCGGTAAACGGATCCCTTGTCTTTGTACTCAATTACGTCTTTGTAAAGAGTAAACATTGACGACAGTTCTTCGTCTAGTTCAACCATTCTTCGAGCTGTGCCGAATACGATTCTTGCTTGATCTCTGTCTGCTGCGCACGAATAAATTTCTGATCCGTTGCCGCCAAGTGTTAGCGCAGATAATCCTGCCGATGCTGCGAGTGCGGACTTTCCATTCTTTCGCGCCATTCCAATCAGCGCCACTCTGTGTTTGAAGCGGCCGTCTGATCTGCGTGCTAGTGCGTGATTTAGAAGTTCCTTCTGCCATCCTCGCAAGTCTAGAAGTTGTCCTGCTGGTGCTGCCACTGAGTCTTTAGTTACTCGGCATACTGCTTCGGCAAATTCTGAATAGAGTGGGCCGTCTCCGCGTTTGCGGTCGCGCCAATCTACGGGCGTCAACCAACGCGGTGGCCATGATTCTATTTTTTTACTAGCCACGTGATCGCTGCATTAATTCCTGGATGCGTGTTTGTGCTACTACTTCAGCTAGTCCTAGTCGCGATCTTTCGACCGGGTTGAATGCGATTAGTGAAAGCATGTTTGTGATCTGGTAGTCCAATTGTCTGAGTGCTACGCGATCTCTCCATTCGCCACCGCGAAACACTACGGCGCGTAGTTGGATTCGTTCATCCATAGTTTCGCAGAGCATCATCACTTGCTCGATGTCTGTCGTAGGCGAGATCCATGCGCGTCCTGCTTGCCAGATTCGTTCCCACATCTTTGTGCCTTCTGGCCCTAGTGGGCGCAGTGGATCTGGCGTGTGCTGCGCCATTGGCAGAGCTATTACTTTGCTCTTCTCTGGCAATGGTCGCTTACCTGGGTTCCCCAATTTACGTTTCTGTTCTATCGGTTTGGGTGGATTAGCCATTTTCGCTTCCTATGAAATCGTATGTCTTTCCAGTGAGTTCATTGATTGGTTGAACTCCGGTTAGCAGCTGCCATCGTTTACAGATTACATCTGCGTAGATTGGGTCAAGTTCTACGATCGCTGACTTCATTCCTAGAGAATGAGCTGCGATCAGTGTCGATCCTGATCCGCCGAATGGATCCAGCACTAGCGATTCGCTGTTTGCTGAATTGCTTAGGATTCTGGTTATCAAGTTTACTGGCTTCATCGTTGGATGTTCTGAGTTCCGGCGTGGTCTTGGTTCTCTTATCACTGTTGATGTGCTTCGTGCTGTTTCAATAATGTTTACGAGTTCTGTTTTGCTTAGGGTTTCTAGTTCCTTTGTTGCAAAGTCTAGAACTGTTGAATCGTTGAATGGCCCATACCAAGGATGTGCTGCGCCTGGCTTCCATCCGTAGATGATTGGTTCATGTTGCCAGTTGTAATCTTGGCGGCTAAGTACGAAGTTGTCTTTCACCCAAATCAGTATTTGTTTGAGCATCCATCCTGCACCGGCAAGTGTCGTTCTGAATGCTTGGCCGCTTGAGTCTGCGTGGCAAACATAGATTGGGCATCCTGCTTTCGCGTTCTGGTACATGGCTGCGTAGACCGCGAGCAAGAAGGATTCAAATTCTAGTTCTGTCATTGCGTCGTTCTGGATTGTTAGTCCTTCACTGGTTCCGCCTGTGTATGCGACGTTGTATGGCGGATCTGTGAAGATGCAATCTGCCAGTTTGTTATCTAGCGCCTTTGCCAGGATCGCTGGATCCGTTGAGTCTCCAACCACTAATCTGTGCGGCCCTAGAATCCATACGTCGCCTTCGATGCTGTGCGCCTGGCGTGGTTTGCCTGGTGCTTCATCTAGATCGCCAGTCATCGGTATCTCTTCTACCGGTATTTTCAGAATCTCTGCGATCGCTTCTGCGCTGTAGCCTGCGTCGCTTACCAATTCGGGATCGACGTTTACGAGCTGCGAGATCATTTCGCGAAGCGCTTCTTCGTCGTAGGTTCCAAGTTCCGCTGTGCGGTTATCGGCTAGTGCGAATGCTTTAGCTGTGCTGTCGTCATCGTCTGTCCAGACGACCGCGATCTCTGTCCAGCCAAGTTGCTTCGCTGCTTTCCATGTGTGGTTGCCGGCGATGATGGTTCCGTCGCTGTGTCTGGCCACCACCGGCTTTCGCTGTCCGAAGCGTTCTAGCGATCGGGCTACGGCGGCCACGTCGCCTATGCGTGGGTTTCCTGGCAGTGGATGCAGATCGTCGATCGGCGTTGCCAGAGCTTGCAGGTTTTCATTGATCATATTTCCCCCTTGTTTTTATTCTATCGTGCCAACCCTAAAAATCCCTGAACTGCGCAGATGTGCGAAGTCG